GGGGGCACCCTCACGGTCCTTGCGGATAGCCGCGAGCACGCGCTGCTCGACGTTCGCCGTCTCGGACAGCTTGGTCATCTCACGCGAGTGTAGATGCACAAAGGGGGCAGCGAGGGCGGTCCCCAGAAGCCCAGCCTCGAGCACCGCAGCATTGTCGCTCTCGAAGTTCACCGACTGGCGTACCTGTTCGAATGCAGCGTTGAACCCAAAGGCTCCCGCAGTTCCAGCAGCGCGTGCAGCAGCGGTCCCTTCGGTTCCAGCGGCGGTGGCCAGTGCCTTGGTTGCGGCTTCCATAGCCACGATGTCCTGGGCAGCGCGTCCTGCGTTGAGCGCCTTGCTGGCCACTGCTGTGCCCTTCACGGCACCAGCCACGCCCCCTGAGAGGACCATTGCGAGCGCCGAGGAAGGCTCCACAAGGCCGAACATCAGGCGACCAGCAATGCCATAGGCACCGAGGTCGCCCAGGTTCACGAGGTCATCCTGCTTCTGCAGCAGGCGTCCACGGATGTACTCAGCGTGAGCCGGTGAGGTCGCGTCGTTGAACTCCTTGTGGAAGTCAGGAGAGATGCCAGCGGTCAGGCCTTCCCACGCCTTTGGGTCCGCTGCGGCGACATAGCCGGGGACCGGTGCCATCTGGTTGCCGATGTGGTTGGCTACGATGCCATCCACAGGGGAGTCCTGACGCCACATCGCGCCCAGGTAGGAGCCCATGTGAACACCACCATCCATCGACACCGATGACTCAGCAGCCATCGCTGCCTCACGCTTGCGCTTGTCCTGAACGACGCTCCACGCGTCCGGCTGCGGATTCGCGGGAGCGATGTCCACGCCGGGGGTGCTGAAGAGTTTCGTTTGGGTGTCAGCGAGTGTCTGTTGCAGTGAATCAGCCATGAGGCTCCTAATTGGTTAGCGTTGCGCCATTGCTTTGGCTTCGATGAGGCTGGTCGGCTTCGCGGCTACTTCGTCGATGATCGAGCTGAAGGTGCCGGTGCCGTTGAGCAGATGGCTGCGCAGATTGTTACGAGGCACGTCCTCGACCATCGAGCCATCCTTGGGGCTCTGGTAGCGGACCTTGAATGCATTCTTCATGGCCTCGGTGTCGCCCTTCATGAAGGACTCCATAGACTGCTTGAACGTGGTGATGTTGCCCACTTGATAGGCCACATCAGTCATTACTGCCTGCTTGTTCTGCGGCAGCTTCGCCCAGGAGCCCTTGCCGTATATGCTGTCCAGTCCGGACTGCGCGACCGCTTTGGCGCGGCCATACGAGATAGCGAACAGGCGCATCGCTTGGTCTTCAGTGATGCTCGCCTTGCCAGCCTTGATGGCCTCGACGCTTTCGGCAGGTATGCCAGAGCGCCGGAAGTCCTCGGCCAGGGTCTTGTCGTTCTGCTCGAGGTTGTATCCGACACCGATGGTGTGACCCTTGTTGTCGGGCTTCTTGGTGAGGATGACACCCTCGTTCATCACGGTGAGGGCCTCGCCCACGGCACCACGGTCCCAGTACTGTCGGGCCAGGGTGGTCATCGAGCGCCCATCGGACTTTGCTTGCGCGTGCCCGAGGTCTAGGTTGGTGGTCGGAGGGACCATGTTCATGATGCTGTCGGTATCCTTCTTGAATGAGTCACGACGCAACGTGGTCAGCTTCTGCTCCATCTCCTGCGTCCACACACCCATCGTGCGTGCCTTGGCGATAAGCGGGGCACCTTCGGCGAGGGTGGCCGAGGTTGCGGTGCCGTCGTTGATCGACTGCTGAAGTGCCTGCATGCGTGCGCCCTCTTGCTGGCTCACGTCCCAATTCTTCTTGAGATAGGCGTGCTGTGTGATGTCAGAGAGCTTGATGCCGGAGTCAACCAGCCTATAGCCATCGACGAGTTGATAGGTTGTGCCTACCAGCCGCAGCTCGGCCTTAGAGTCCGGGTCGATGCGCTTGCGAGCGTCTGCGGTGTAGTCAGCGATGGCTTCCGCGACACGGTCGTTCGCCTGTCCACCGGGGACCTCCACTACCTTGTTCGAGGTGGTGTCGTGAACGAATCGCTCGCTATACCACTTCTGAACATGAGACATAATCTCGGACTCGGAGCGCATCGGGTTCTGCACCGCGTAACGGATGGCTTCATCCTTGGCGAACTGAGCGGTCTGGTGCTCATTCGTCGGGTACAGGCCGGTCCACGAGGGGAGCATGTCGCGGACCCAAGAGGTCGTCAGGTTCTTGACCTTGCTCTCGACCCTGGCGTTGAACTCAGGGTCCTTGCGCATGTTGTCAGCGAGCTTCTTCGCTTCCGGCGAGATACCAGCGTAAGCCTGCTGGTACGCGGTAGCGGAGTCCGACTGCGTCCCGCTGCCATTCGTAGTCTGCGCGTTGTAAGACTCCAGCACGCTCTGCACATCCTCGCTTGCGTACATCGAGCGCAGGTTCGGCGGGAGCTGCCGGTAGAGGTTGGCGTACGCCTTGAACATCGGGCTCGCATCCTCGCCAGGGGTGGGGACCTTGTTCAGGAACGAAGCGAACCCATGCTTGAGTGTGGTGATCGGTACGTTCACCCCTGAGTCAGCCTGCGCCTTCAGGATGCGGCCTATGGCGATGTTCGCTGCAGCCTGTCCTGCCGGTGTGGAGTCCATGCTGCCTGCCACGAAGGCTGCTACAGCCGGGGCGGTGACGGCATCCATGGCCTTGATCTGGTCTTCAGGCTTTGCGATAGCGTAGCCCATGCCCTTACCGACCAGCTCCAGGTTGACCTTCAGGCCTTCCTGTTTGTCCAGTGCGGTCTGCATCTTGTGCTTCCATGCGAGGGCCTCACCGTACTGCTCGAAGATGCCGAGCTTGCCGATGTGGCTCTTGATGACCTCATCAGTCGGCATGACGCCGCTGGAGATGACCTGTGCTTCGAGGTCGGTCTGTATCTGATACTTCGCCTTACCGAACTCACCGAACATCCTGGTGTCTAGCTGCGCCTGCGCCGCCTTGCGGAACCCATCGACTCTGACAGCGAGGTCAGGGTTCAAGTCAGCGAGGGTCTTGCCGGTTGCCGGGTCCACCAGGGTCGGCTTCCCGTCCACTACCGGCCCACCGAAGAATGCATCGAAGGCCGAGGGGTCGCCACCCATTGATGCCGAGTTGGCGTGCAGCCGGTCAGCGAACTGTGCGACTAGCTCGGTGTTGTTGAACAAGCCGGTCTTCGCAGCCTCCGACCTCCACGAGACGAACGAGGCGAACTGCTCGTTGACACTCATGGCCGGGGTGATGACACTCAGGGAAGCGTTGATGTTCTCCCGAGTGGAGTCGTCGAGCTTCTTGGCAGCGACAGCGCGGCCATCGTTGCGGATTGCCTTAGCGGTAGCCTCGTGGATGGCAGAGACCTTAGCGAGCACCGCTGGGTCCGTGAAGCCACCCAGTTGTGACGCAGTCTGCTCCTGCAGGAACTGCTCGGGGTCCGCAGTATGACGAACCTTGGACCACGCAGTGAGGATGTCGTCTTGAGCCTTGTTTCCTATGGCTGTGCCGAGTACGTTCTTGAAGCCAGCCTCGAAGTTGCGAGCATACGCCGGGGCGACACTGTCGGGCATCGCTGCGGGGGCATTGAGTGCCTCCTTCGGGTCGAGTGCTTCCAGAGCTGCGCGGCGTGCTGCATCTTCACCGGCTGACACAGCGTTCTGTGCGTCGGTGGTTCCCTTCTCGCGCAGGTAGTTCTGCAGTTGGGGGTTCACGGCGCTCAGGCCGGTGACGAGCTGGTGCAGCTCCGTGTCAACGATGGGTGCCACTGTCTGGTCCACCGGGTGTGCAAGGACCTGGGTCATCTCGGGGCGGGACGTAGGGTCAACGACCCGTGTCTTCGCAATTGCAGTCTGGATGTCTTTCGGCATGGTGCTCTATCCTCGGATAGTGAGTGTTACGATTGGGAGGGGACGTTGACCCTCGAAGGGGTCCCGATGCGGTCCAGACGCGCCTGTTCGGCTTGCTGGTTGGCGTACGCCCCAGCGATCTGCAGACCACCCCCGATGAGGGACGGCTGGCGAATCGAGTTGAGCTGCGACTGTGATCGAGCCACGTCGGAACCGGCACCAAGTCGGGCCTGTTCGAGGGCGTTGACTCGGTTGGTGTTGATCGACGCAATGTCCGTGCTGCTGTTGAAGAGGCTCTCGCCCTGGACCCGGTCGGCGCTCACGCCTGACAGTCCTGTTTCACCTGAGATGGTGCGGAGCTTCGCGGTCTCGATCAATGCCTCACGCGCTCGAGCTGACATCTTGTCGCTGGCGTTCTGGTTGATCTGCCGGTACTGCTCCTGCGTCGATGCTGCTTGTGCCTCTGCGTTCGCCTTTATGGCACTTGCGGTTTTACTGGCAGCGTCTGCCTGCTGTGTATAGGTCAGCACGGCTGAAGCGATGGCGATGCCAACGGGGACTGCTACGCACATGGGGTCGTCCTAAAGAATCTGTAGAAGGGTGTCTTGCTGACACCGAACTCTGGAATGATTGGCCCGATGGTGAAGCCTATAGCTTCGAGCCACGGAATGATCGAGCTGTTCGATTCACTCACGTAGTTGAAGAGCAGTGTGTGCTGGGCAGACCACAGGTTGATGCGCTTGCGCGTTACACGCACGAGCTGGAATGGGTAGAGGGCGACTTCTGGCGAAGCCACCATCCAGGGTGAAGCAGTGCCGGGGCCATGTAACGTAAGGCCCCAGGCAGCGATGATGCGGCAGTCGTCGAGAACGCAGCCGACTTCAGCCGAGCTGTTGATCGACCGCCGCAGTGCATCGTACGGACTCTCTCCGGTCGCAGCCAGCGCCTCAGCCGCATCAGCGGGGCGTAGGCGTCCTGCGAGTGAGGCAACTTGGTAGTGTGAGACGTTGGAGCGATAGGAGAGCATTATCCTGTCCGAGAAGATTTAAGAGTGAATTCAGCTTCCCACTCCACCGACTGCAGATGGAATGGCAGATAGCTGTCGCTTACGATGTCGATGTGCAGGCCGGGACTACCAGCCATTACCGGGACCATGAGGACACCAGAGTGAATCTCAACGCCGCCAATCACGGCAGCGCCTACGTCCTTGCCGGTGTACTCATAGGTATAGGTATCCCTCAACTTCGGGGTAACCTCCACGCGGAAGTAACCGGTGTTCGCGTAGGTGACGAAGAGTCTCCGCAGCTTGAGAATACCGGCGACCAACGCGCCGTCCTTCTGGTCCCTGACGAACTGCTCAGAGAGTCTCAGACGGGACGTGAAGTTTCGCCCCACGTAGCAGGCATGAGCCGACCAGTCCCCCAGCGCACGCACCGTAGTGGTCGATGGGCGGGTGACAGTGAGCTTGTTGCCTACGTCAGTGAAGCCGCTGCCGAGCACCACAGTGAACGTCCCTGCGTCAACATAGGGCAGCGTCCAGGTGGTCCACTGGTTCGCACCGTCGTACGTTCCTGTCAACGAAGTGCGTCTGTCGAGACCACAGAGGAACCCTAGGTCGCTATCGATAGCGTTCGCAGCCAGTGACATCGACTCGAGGTACACACCGTCAGCTCGCTGGATGACGAAGTACGCAGTGTTGTTGATGAACTCAACGAACAGGATGGTGTCCGTGCTGTCAAAGCTGAATGAGCCCCAAGCGGACTGGACCTTCTGGTTGTTGTTCCAGTAGAACTTGTAGACGAAGACCTTGTTGCGAGCCTCGAGGGACAGCGCGAACACCGTATCCTCAGCGGTGCATGCTGCTAGCTTGAACACGTTCTTCGGCACGTAGGTCGGGACGTGAGCTGTGACATCGGCTGCGGTGTTGCTGACAGTGTTTGCATCAATGAAGTACTCATGGATGCTTGTTGACTCCACCAGATCGACGCCGAAGAACAACTGACTACCAGCGCCTACCGGCTTGCACAGGTTCGACGCTTGATATGACGTCACCAGATCGATGCGGCCCGTCTTAGGCGTGAGGGTGTCCCCAGCGCTGAACTGGAACTGTGACGTGTCCGAGAAGAGCATCAGGTCCTTATTGAATGGAACCGCTGAGTACAGCATGGCCACATCAGGGGAACTTACCGAAGCATCAACCGGGTCGCTGTCGAGCACGGCTGTTACCGTCTCGGGCCAGAAGGTGAACGGAGCACCAGCGCGTGAGAGGATGACGTTCTCGTCCGCTAACATGCCGAGCCTGTTCCGGTAGAAGAACACGTCCTTGATCTGACGCGTGATGAAGGACGGCGCGGGGCTCGACAGCAGATCACCAGTGAGCCTGTTAGGCCACGTTGCCTTAGCAAAGGTGAACGTCGACGCACCCGTCTTGGTCAACGTGAAGGGCATGGTTGTGGCGTCGATGGTGTCCCGCTGGCCTGGGTTGACCGTCTCTATCCACACAGACCCGTTCCATTTAACGTAATACACGGAGAAGGAATTGGTCGGGTCCCCCTCGATCTTGTAGATGTCACCAACTGCGGGAGCACCGGGGAGTGCGCTGAATGTCTGCACGGTTCCTGCGAGTGTCCCTGCGCCTACCGTAGCGGTCAGCGCTGTGGATACAGACTTGTTCACGATGAACGTGTAGTCAGCCACAGTAAGGGCAGTAATCTCCTCACGCGGGGTCGTGCATGCGAGGTAGCCCACACCGTCAGGGGTGTTGAGTGTTTGCAGTGCCCCGGTGGCGAGGTCGAATACGTCGAGAGCGCCATTACGGGTGATCGTGATGTACCGCAGTGAGGGCGACCGGTTGATCAGGTGGACCTGAGCGGCGGCATCGATGGTCGATGTCAGCTTGGCTATGTGCTTGGTCGGGGGGCGCTGCCGCAGGCCGGTGGAGATTGCCGGGAAGCAGTTGTCGGACGACTCGTGCTGCGTGACGTGGCGCACTGAGGGTGGCTGCTGCGAGACCCCACCGAATAGATTGGGAATGGTCCTGTTGATGAGAGCCATTACCGGTCCAGAATGGTGGCAACCGAGTAGCTGCCATTGAAGATGTTGTAGTCACCTGTAGAGCCCTCTTCGTCGTCGAAGAGTGCCTTGGCTGCGTACTCCTGCTCTGTCGAGAACTTGTGCTGGGTCTCAGACCCTAGCTGACGAGCCTGGAAGATACGAGCGGCGGTGATCATGATGTACTGCCGAGCGGACTCAGGCAGGTCTTCCCACTCCACCAGGAAAACGATGTCGACCTCGATGTCACGGTCGAAGACATACGTGCGGGTGGCCTTGTCGTAGAGCCCAGCAGAGCGCCGCACGATGTCGTACTGGCTGAAGGACTTGGTCGTGTCAACCGAGAGAGTGTTCGTCGGGACTTTGATCTTACCGTCCACATCTCGGACCAGCGGGTAGTCGGTCTCCGAGTTGAACTGGTAGCCAACTGCCTGCACCCGGCGGGACACTTCGTTGAGCACTGCGAGCGCAGCATCAACCTCGACGAGCCCGGTCACTGAGAGGGACGATATGGGGGTCTCACCGATGCAGTGAAGCATGGTATTGATAGCATCTAACTGCGAAGTCAGGGTGATAGAGGTGGTCATTGGGAATCCAAAATGAAAAAAGGGAGCAGCCTGTGAGAGCCGCTCCCTTTAGTGGAGTACTACGAATTACAAGTGGACCGAGACGGTCAACGCGGGGCTGGTAGCACCGGTCAACGTGAAGCGGTACAACTGGTCCACCACGGTGACGCCGCTCTCAACCTTGTGAGCGTTGGCAGTGGCAACAGCAGTGTTCGACACGTTGTACCAAGAGGTCCCACCGTCGGGTGAGCCCTGCAAGGTCATCGTGCCACTGCCCCAGGTGCCGTAGGCTGACCACCCGAAGTCCGGGTTGGGGATGCCTGCACCGGTAACAGTGTTGCCGGAACCGGGAAGCACAAAGGAGTTGGAGCTGCCGTTCGCCGCGAACGAGAAGTTCAGGGTATCGCCGAACCGGACGCGAGCGACGCGGACCACGATGTTCAGTGACGGCGAGGTGCTGCCGGTCATGACGAGGCGCATCTTCGTGCCGTAGACCGCGTTGACTACACCGAGCCGCTTGTTCAGCGTACCGGCAGTCCACGAGGAAGTGGCCGGGATGTCCAGCCAAGTGGTGCCACCATCGGGGGACGTTTGTATCTTGAGGGTCCCACCGCCCCACGTCGCGTTCGCGCCAACATAGAGGGTGACCTCGTTGATGACGTTAGGGGACAGGTCGATGGCAGCACCGTTCACGTCAGCAGTGATTGCCGCGTAGGTGGTGATGCTGATAGGGTTTGACATTGAGTTTCCTTGGAGATGAAGAGGGTGACGAGAAGAGGACCCCGAAGGGTCCAGTTCTTACGACGTGGTCTTCAGCTCGTAGGCGCACTCGGGACGCAGAATGCCGTGACCGATTGCGTACTTGCCGACCAGCAAGGTGCCCTGACGCCGAACGTCATACGCCATCTCTTGCGCGAGGTCGAGCAGCTTGACCGTACCGACAGCGGTCTTGGTCATGATCACTGCGGCGGTCTTGCTGAAGTCACCCTGGTAGGTGCTCACGCCCGAGCTGATGTTGGTGATCGGGAGGTGGTTGGTCTTCACAATCGGAAGGCCTGCGACCATCATGATCTTGCCCTGAGCGTAGCTTCCACCCTCGCCATTGGACCAGTCACGGTTCAGCAGCGCGGTGCTCTGCGCGAGCAGGTAGTACTGAGCGGGACGCACGAACACGTTCTTCACTTCGTCGGCAGGAATGTTCTTCTCGTCGAAGTTCTGCGCGGCCAGGAAGATGCCAGCAGCGAGGTCAGTCGCCGAGGTGCGGTACAACGTGGTGGAGCTGGTCGACGTTGCGCCGCCATCAGCACCGGTAACGGTGGCCGAAGCACGCGCCGCGAGGGCACCCACTTGCAGCACGTTCTTGTCCCACTGGTTCGCCAGCGCACGACCCATTTCCATGGAGTAGGTGCTGCGGGTTTCGAAGTGCGACTTCGCTTCGTCGATGTTCGCAATGAACACGCTCGACACGAGCAGGTCGTCGATGGCGATCACGCGCTCGGCGACGTTGCTGGTCTGACCAACAATTTCCGCGCCGGGAGTGTGGTACGAGGCAGTGACTTTCCAGGTGGCCGGGAACTGAGCGCTCTTGCCGCTGGTGATTTGACGGATGGTATGCTTGTCCATAACGACACAAGCCTCTTCGAATGCGGTCAGTACTTCGCCGCCGAAGACCTTCAGGAACAGCGCGTCGGTCGCGCCGGAACCATTGGATTGCCCAATGGAGAGAACAGTGGCGTTAGCCATGATTTGCTCTTTACTAAACGATTGAGTGAAATTGCCCAGGACGGGCAGCGGGGTTCACTTCAGGTGCTCACATCACGCATCAGGGTTGTTTCCCCTCGGGGAAGCCAAGCGTTGTAACGAGTGCCGCGCAGAAGCGGGAGGAGTGGTTAAGACTGGGTAGAGGTGCGGAAGACAGGCCGGTCGAGTTCCTGCAGTGAGCCGTTCTCACGGGTAAGATGGCCAGCGTTTATCGCTGTCTTAACCGGAAATACGAGACTGCCGAGCTTGACGTGGTCCGAGTTGTCGCTGGACGCTGACGTACCATGGGTGACCTTAGTGGCCACCAGAGTGCCAGAGCCATTGATAGTGGCTCCCTTTAGTGCTTGAGACATATAGTGTCCTTCGTGAAATTCCCGCAGTGCCCTCATAGAAGGCCATGCAGGAACCACAGGCTGACGCGCTGTGCGACGGCCAGATAAAAGAATGCGCCTCATTGTTTCAGTCGTCAAGGATTATTTGATAACTGAACTATTTCACGCCCCCACCGCACTTTTTTGCCAGGCGCTTGCGCTTCTCTTCTGTCCCGGTTATTGCGTATCCAATCGCCGGATTTGTTTTCTGCCTCTGCTTTCCAACCGGAAGCGGCATAAATGGTTCCTGTATGCACTTCGCAATCTTGATAACTCACCAACTTAACAATATGCGGCCACTTTTTCTTAATTTGCATGGTCATAATCTTAAGCATCCTGCTTGCCGTATTTTTCGGCGCATCTTCGGCAATCGCCATTCTTCTAAGTTCAAGCCAATTTCGCCCGTTCAGTAATCTTGCAATCGGATCTGTCCAAATCGCGGAAGCATAATAAACACCATTATGTTCAGCACAAAAACAAACCAAATGCCGAACTCGCTGGACGTTGTTTTTCACCACATTTGGCAACCGACTGTGCCAAAGTTCATTGAGGCGTATTGCCATGTCTAAAGAAATTTCGCCTACATGCAATTGGAGCGGCGAGGTCGGAATCGAACCGCCTCCCTCCGTTTGGAACAACGGATGCACTACCCTTATGCTTTCGCCGCTTTGATTCATAGTTTCAACTTGAAGGATTACTTGTCAGTTCCCACCGCATCGCCTTCCGGCCCCATACATGGTCATCCCATCCAGACGGTTTAATCAGCCCCTGATCGTGCAGCGCCCTGACGACTATGCTGGTGGTGGCTTTGCAGCAACCGATGCTTTTCCATAATTGCAATTGGGTTTTGGGGCCGTTCTGGAGCGCCACTAGGATTTCCGCTTCCATGTCGCCGGAATGCTTCTTAGTCGCAGACTTTGGCTTTACCTCGAAATTGTCATCCTGCATCGCTGCGCCGTGAATTCTCCTAGATTGCAGGTTTGCAGCGCCTTTCTGTGCAGCCTCTATCAGCCGTTTGTGCGCGTTGAATGCCTCGTGGAATTGCCAGGGCATCATCATGCTGCCTTCAGTAGTGGACTACAGTGGATAGTTCCATCCACAGAAGAGGCGGGAGCCTCCGGTCGCTTGGATTCGATCCAGGCGATAATGAATGCGCTGCAGGGAATCCAGCGTCTGAACACCAGGGAACCTGTTGTCCAGTATGTACTCACGGTCATCTCCCCTCACGGAGAGCACTGCGTGGTACTCATCGGTCTCAACGTAGCAGCAGGCGAGTCTCAGCCGGTCGATCGGCCAGCCTAGCTTGAGGAGTCGGTTCAGCTTGCCAAGCGCGAAGTCCTCGCAGTCCCCACCTTCAGCGTCGATGCGCGCCCAAAACTCGGAAGTCTTGTAGCGCGCGGCGTCGGAGACGTAAGGGAATGCGTTGACTTCATCATTGACGAGCTGCAGGTCACTCAGGTTCATCACCGGAGCCACCGCACTCTTGACGAGCGGGGTGACTGATGCAGTACACGGTGAAGCCCATGGGGGCATCTACCAGTGGACCATTGGTGCTGAACTGGGAACCTACAGTGGCACAGCCGGTCATCGAGAGGGAGACCAACAGTGCGGCTAGTAGTGACCTCATGGGGACCCGTTGCTGGGGTTATCCCTGAGCCACTGCGCACGAGCTTCGTCCTCTGCAGTCTGTCTTAGCGCTGCAGATTCGGCATCGCGCACAGCTTGCTCTGCACAAGCGGCTTCCCATTCTTCCTTGCTCGTCACGCAGGGCCATCCGGCGTAGGCCATCTTCAGGTCGGCAATGTCACCCTTGTGGACCGTGATCCAAGGACTGCTGCCATCCCACTCGGCGGCGTACACAATGTTGGTCCAGTCGCTCACCTTCTCCCCCATGCTGTGCAACTGCGCAGGGCGCTGCGCCACCGAGAACACCGGCATTCCATCCTTGTCCGTCCCGGTCTGTGTGCGCAGATCGTTGTTCATCTGGATGGCAAGCTGGCGCGGTGCTTTGCGTCTTTCCTCGGCAATTATCGTGTGGATCATTCCTTGATCCTCCACCCAAGTTCCAGCATCGGGTCAGTGCTGTTCTCGCTGTCGAACTCTTTGTCCGGCGTGTGGAGATACCGCCATGTGTAGCCAGTCTCACGCACCTCGGTAATCTCCCGCACAACGCCAGTGCAGCCGTAGCCATGGCCTTCGATGATGTTTCCTACTTGGAATTGGATCATGCTGTCATCGCCTGAAGTTGTGCTGCTGAAAGCGCCGTGCCGTAGATGCGGACATTACGAATGTTGCCTCCCAAAGCATCACTAGCGCCACGGCAACCTATCGTAAATGTTCCAGTGCTTCCATAATCACCATCGAAAGTAGCTGGAGAACCAGCAGTTCCACTTTGAACTAAGGTCATGGTAGAACCTGCCCAAGTCACTGCTAATTTTCTACTGCCAGTTAGATAGCTTCCTGTCACAGCTAGTGGGTTGTTGTTCGTGCCATCAAAACTGCGCATTAAGTTATCTGCACCTCCTGTGTAAATAACATAAAGGCCACCAGCACTTTTACCTACCATTGTTCCATTGGCAAGAATTCCAGCTAGCGGTCCTGCCTCAACATAGGCAGAACCGACGGTCCCGTTAAAGTTTCCGGGAGTGTCATACGTCAGCACATCCGCATTCCTCGTCACCGCCACTGTGGTTGTGGTGATCGGAGAGGTGGCTACGGAGCCGGTTTCGTTCTGCATCCCCCACACATAAATGCCGTTTGTGCCTGAAGTCGTTGCCGTTATGCTGTTATCCGCATCAGCAACACCCATGCTAAAAACTGCCGCTATTGCTGAGGTGCCAGACAACGTGCATCTATACCAACCATTGCCAACAGCAGTCATAGTGGCGGTCATTCCTGTGGCATTGGTGCCAACTAGGCCAGTGCCTAAATTAAACCAACAACCATTGGCAGCAAGTACCGGGTCTAAAAAATACAGAAACGACATTCCAGCAGCTTTTGCGTATGTGCTGAACGTATAAGTTGCTACGGAGTTAGTTAGACTCTGCAGCACCCTTCTATAGGTGCCTGTAGTCGTTGGGTAGAATAAGTCACCTGTGGTTGTGCCATCCGGCGCTACAGTCTGATTAGAAACAACGGTAGTGTTTGATGCCGACCACGTCGTTTCTAAAGTCTGACTCTGCAAGCACAGATTTATCGCCTGCGGCTCTGCGTTGTATCCCACAGGGCCGGTGGCATCCCACGGAGCAGGTATCCCGTAGGTGGTGTTGGTGTTGCCGAAGATGCGAGCGGTGCCGTTGCTGGTCCAGACTTCGCCGGTTGCGGCGGTGAAGGTCTGCGCGGAGGTTGAGAGGTTGGGGTTGAAGTCAAGCGCAAGCACGCCATCAGCGTAATACTGCAAGCGGTAGACGCGGCCCGCCATGGGGTGGCTAGCAAAAGAGTTTCCGGCACCAACAGCAATCGCTAATGCACTGTTGTTAAACGAGGTGATGGTGCTCGATACCACCGGCGTGCCAAGCGTGCTCCAGTTGACGCCATCCTGCGAGGTATAAAAAATCGTGGTGGTGTCAGCCAGCGTAAAATCCGCTCTCACCCACAAACTGCCACCAGAATTAACCAACCCAGTGAGCAACGTAGTGGCTATCGCATTTACCTGCGTGCCGTCGTTGCGCGTAAGCAGCGTCCTAAGTGAACCGTTCGTTTCAACGGCGAATTCAGCAAGCGCGCCATCCGTTGTAGGGGCACCACCAGAGAACTGGCCGTATATGGCGCTCCTTGCTGCCGGCGTCCAAGTGGGCATTGAAATCAGCGCTTGGATTCGGACAGAGGATGTCGGTTGTAAAGCAGCTTTATCCGGTGTTGAGAAGTAACTCCCCGTCGCCGAACCATCGACCACCCCGAACTTCGCCGTGCTCGAATTGATCGCCGCACCCGTGGCCTCGGTGACGACGTTGCTGGACACCGTGTTGCCGTTGAGGGTGGAGAAGTACTTGACGCCATCGACGCAAGCGCCGTGATAGGGGGCTGAGAGAACGCCTACAGAAACGTATTCGGAAGGGTTCTGGTTGGTTTGGCCGGTGACATCTTCGACCTGCATTTTGGTCATATTAAAGGTGGGCGCTGCCGATCCAAGACCTAACCCAAATAGATTTCGATTCGTAATCAGAAGGTCATAGGTCTCGGTTGCTGATGATGACGTGACCAGAAAAGACACTTTTTGGTAGCTGCTGGTCAGCGTGTATTGAATTCCGCCTCCTTTAGAGTAGGTCGCGTTATCCAAGAAGCAGATATTTAACTTATCTCCGGCCGTCCCCTGCAACTCCAGACGAACCTGATAAACTCGATTGCCTCCTTGATTCGCCATGGTGGCATACACTCGGGCGTCAGTCGCATTTGTGAACGTCGCGGAGGTAGATGAATTTATAGTTGCGGATACCACGCCCCAGCTTGTGATGTCCTCGCTTTTTCTATAGCCGGCAAGTGATGCTTGGGCAATTAAATTCGCAACCCGCCTCGCCCCGCTGAACCCCACTTCTCCGCTGAGGATGGGCTTGTACAGACCT